TGTTCTCTGAGGTGCGGTTCCAGTGGCAACCGTTTCGTGATGGCCGTCCGGGTGCCTTGTTTGGGAACACCGAGTTGTCAGTGTTGGAACGTCCGTGGATGGGTGGCACGACTGGTGATCTGTTGGCTCGCATGTTGGTTGACGCTGATCTGTTTGGGAACTCATATTGGGTGAGGCGCAGGGGTCGTGGTGTTGCTGACGAGTTGGTGCGTCTTGATCCTGCTCGTGTGATGGTGTTGACAGGCGATGTCAATGATGATGTGACTGGGTTGCCGTACGGTCGTGAGTTAGTTGGTTACGCAGTGTTGGATGATGGCCATCAGGAGTTGGCGATGTTCACTCCAGATGAGGTGTGCCATTTCAAACCGTTGCCAGATCCGATGCATCCGTTTCGTGGCAGAACATGGTTGACGACAGTGTTGGCTGATTCAGTTGCTGATGACGAGTTGTCGTCGTATAAGCATTCTTTCATGCGGAACTCTGCGACTCCGAACATGGTGGTGTCGTTTGATCCGTCGATCACGAAAGAGGCGTTTGAGACGTTCGTGCAACGAATGGATGCGTCACATCGTGGAGCAGACAAAGCGTTCAAAACTTTGTATCTGGGTGGCGGTGCTGATGTGAAGGTCGTTGGTGCGAACTTTGATCAGTTGAATCTGAAGAATGTGCAGGGTGCTGGCGAAACCCGGATTGCTGCTGCTGCTGGTGTGCCTGCTTCCTATCTTGGGATCTCTGAGGGGTTGGCTGGTTCGTCGTTGAACTCAGGGAACTATGTGGCAGCTCGTCGCAGGTTTGCTGACGGGACGATTCGCCCGTTGTGGCGCAACGCTGCTGCTGCATTGAGCAACGTGTTGGAGTTGCCTGATCCGACAGTGCGTCTCTGGTATGACGACCGTGATGTGTCTTTCTTGCAGGAAGATGTGTTGGACACTGCTGATATCAGGTCGAAGGATGCGATGACGATGCGTCAGTTGGTTGATGGCGGTTTCGATCCAGATTCTGTGGTGGAAGCAGTCACAGTTGGCGATTTGTCGTTGTTGCGTCATTCCGGCAATCTGTCTGTCCAGTTGCAACCAGCAGATCAGATTGGGAACAGTGAGAACTGATGCCGTACTTCATTGAATCTGGGAACCCTGATTGTTCTGGTTGGGCGACTGTGAAGGATGACGGTGAGGTGATGGGTTGTCATCAGACGAAACAGGATGCGATTGATCAGATGGTTGCTTTGTCGATTGCTGAGGATGTGGAGCCGGGTGGTGAGCGTGCTGAACCAGATGAACTCTCTGAAGGTGATTTTGTTGAATGGGATTCGTCTGGTGGGATGGCTCGCGGCCGAATCGAACATGTGATGATCGAAGGCGTGTTGGGTGTCCCCGGCTCGGACTTCTCCATCAACGCTGACCCGGAAGATCCTGCTGCGTTGATTCGCATCTTTGAACAGGTGCGTGACGGTTGGATGGAAACTGAAGTGTTGGTTGGTCACCGGTTCTCCACGCTCACCAAGATTGATCCGTTGCCTGAGCCGTCACCTGAGGAGGAGATGTCACGACAGGTTGACACTGACCCTCCGGAATACATCATGAACGCTGCTGCCCGTGGGTTGGAGTTGCGTGGCGAAGGTTTCGGTGGTGACGGACTCACCGACCAGACGATCCGTGAAGCACGTCAGATGGCTGACGGTGTGATCTCCGAGGACAAGGTGATTCGTGCCAATGCGTGGGGTGCCAGACATGAAGTTGATTTGGATGCCCCATCGAACAGCGATCCGGACGACGATGGGTTTCCCGGTGCTGGTGCTGTGGCACACTATCTTTGGGGTATTGACCCGTTGAACCCTGAGCCTGCCCGTGAATGGTTCGCTAAAAAAGCGGAACAGATTCAGAACGAAAGAGACAGCAAGATGACGGCAACGATGGAGAAACGAGCGACCGACAATCTGGTTCGCCATTTGGAGTTCCGTGTTGAGAAATCTGACGACGGTTTGACGTTGGATGGTTACGGTGCTGTGTTCGGTCAGTGGACTGACATTGAAGATGCTGTCGGTGTGTATCGTGAGCGCATTGCCCCGGGTGCGTTCAAGCGGACGTTGGGGATGCGGATGCCGATCTTGCAGTTCGATCACGGTTCGCATCCGTTGATCGGTTCAATCCCTCTGGGACGCATCACGAATATCTCTGAGGATGAACACGGTTTGCGTGTCAAAGCCCGACTGTCAGATAACTGGTTGGTGCAACCAGTTCGTGATGCGATTCGTGACGGTGGCATCACTGGCATGTCGTTCCGTTTCCGGATCGTGGACGAATCGTGGTCACGTTCTCAACATGACGGCATGGAGGAACGAACGATCCGTGAGGTGGAGTTGTATGAGGTTGGACCGGTCGTGTTTCCTGCCTATGAACAGACCTCTGTTGGTGTTCGCAGTCGTGCTGTGTTGTCTGCTTTGCAGGATGCAGAAATCCGTGGGGAGATTGCGACTATTCTGGCAGCAGGCACCGACCTTGCGTCGCTCGCTGAAATCGAACAAGACGACCCGGAGATCATCCACTCGTCTGAAGATGGAACCCCGACCGACGGTCACGTTCCGACCAGAACCCAGAAACAACGCCACGCCCTCAGGGTGTTGGCCGGACTCTAAGGAACAGAAACATGTCCAAGATGGATGAACTCGCAGTGACCGTTGAGGAACTGCGCAATCGCATCGTTGACCTCTCAGAGCGTGAGAACATCTCCGCTGAGGAAGATGCCGAACTGGATGCCGCCCTCGCCGAGCATGAGGCTCGCAAGGCCGAGTATGACGCCCTCGTTGAGCGTCAGGCCCGTGTCGCTGCCGCCCGTGATGCGGTCGTTGAGCGTGCCGCCGGTTACGACGCCCCCCAGATCATGAAGCGCACCGAGACCTCGCTTGACGTTTCGACCGCTTCCCGTCAGCAGGTTCGTGACGCTGCGCTTGCGATCATTGATCGTGACGGCAAGAACCTTCCGGCCCGGAACGGCGATCACGTTGAGAGCCTTGTCCGCACCCGGAACGGCAACTGCGACGGCACGCAGATCGCCAAGCGTCTCGTTCTCACTGAGAACGACGCTTATCGCTCAGCGTTCATGAAGGGTGTCACGCACACTGCCCCAGCGTTCACTGCTGAGGAGGCTCGCGCCCTTGACGAGTACCGTGCGATGAGCGAGGGAACTGACACCGCTGGCGGTTTCGGTATCCCGGTGCTGATCGACCCGTCGATCATCCTGACCTCGGGTGCTGCTGCTGCACCAGTGCTGGATCTCGCCCGTGTCGTCACGATCACCACGGATGAGTGGAAGGGTGTCTCGTCTGCTGGCGTGTCGTTCTCCTACGACTCTGAAGGTGCTGAGGTGTCTGATGATGCCCCGACGCTCGCCCAGCCCACTGTGCCGGTCTACACCGCTCGTGGCTTCATCCCTTACTCGGTTGAGGTTGGCGATGACTACCCGGCGTTCGCTGCTGAGATGCGTCGCCTTCTGGATCAGGGTTACATCGATCTGGTTGCCTCGCAGACGATCACCGGCTCCGGCTCGTCCAGCCCCACCGGTATCTTCACCGCCCTTGACGCCAACACCAACGTGGAGGTCGTCGTGACCACCGATGGTGCGTTCGGTGCGGTTGACGTGCTGAAGGTGTGGAAGTCGCTCCCCGAGCGTTACCGTGCCAACGCCACTTGGATCATGAACACCGACGTGGAGAACGAGATCCGCACCTTCGCTGCTGGTGCTGACTCCGCCTACTACACGGTGGATCTGCAGGCTGGTGGCATCGGCACCCTGTTCGGTCGTCCGATCCGGACCACTGACTACGCTCCGGAGTTCACTGGCACCACCGGTGCTGCGAACATCCTCGTCGTGGGTGACTTCTCCAACTTCCTTGTTGCCCAGCGTGCCGGTATGAGTGTTGAGCTCATCCCGCATCTGTTCGGCACGACCAACGGTCGTCCGACTGGTCAGCGTGGTTGGTACGCCACTGCCCGTCACGGTTTCGATTCGGTCAACGATCTCGGGTTCCGCCTCCTGCAGAACCAGTGATCTTGACCGGCGATGCCGGTTGATCAGAGAAGGGTCGGGTGCTTCAGCACCCGACCTTTTTCGTTGCCCAAAAAAATCTGAGATTTGGGGTTGACATCCCTACGACAATCTGGTTAGATAATGGACATGGAGTTCACCCAGTTCACCAACCTGACCGAGGAGGTCACCATGTCCCAGTCCATCACTTTCACCCACGCTTCCTACGCTGAGGCGCAGAAGGCTCTCAAAGCCAACAAGCGCAGTGGCAGCACTGTCAGCGTCACTTGGGACGCAGGCGACGGTTGGAAGGGTGTGGGCTACTTCTGCCCGCGTCGCAACCGCATCATTCAGGCGGTTGAGAAGAATGGGTTCAGGCTCATCTGATCGTTCAGCCGATCCCATCACATTGATTGAACCCAGTGGAGTGATCCACTGGGTTCTTTCGTGTTACGATCCAGACATCAATGTGTTCGCCCAGCCCGGCATGTGGGCAGTCATGTCGGGTTGGGCATCTGCCCAACTGACTGCCAATAGGAGACAATCAACATGTCACATGTAGTCGCAGCAGCGAACTGCACCACAGCCGATCAGAACGGCATCAGGGTGCGACTGTCAGAAGGTGTCGTGTGGGATGCGAACGATCCGTTCGTCATCTTCCGACCTGATCTGTTCCGCTTGTTGGATTCTGGTGATCGTCAGACCCGTTCTGTTGAACAGACGACCTCTGCACCCGGCGAAAAGCGCAAGGCTGGTCGTCCGCGCAAGATCACTGCTGACATTCCTAGCACTGAGTCGTGAAGGGGAAACCCGGCGAGTTCCCGAATCGCCAACCAGACAAAGTTTGCGTCGCCTACGTTCATGGGTTGGAAGTCGCCCACTCATGGCACCAGTCGTTGATGGCATTGATCGCCCATGACGTTGGCAACAACCAACGTGTGATCGGTGGAGGATGGCTCGCAACCAAATACGGGACTGGTGGCATCGTGCAGGCTCGCAACGACAGCGCACGACAGTTCACCTACGACATGCCACACGTCGATTGGATGTTGTGGATCGACACTGACATGGGATTTGAAGCTGACTCTGTAGACCGGCTGATGGAAGTCGCTGACCCTGAGAACGCTCCGATTGTTGGTGGACTCTGCTTCATGAACCGTGAGGTTGGTGTCGATGGTGTCGGTGGCTATCTGGTTGAACCAGCACCGACGATTTTCGACTGGTATGACAACGGTGAACAACATGGGTTCACTGTGCGCAGAGAGTATGAACGTGACCAGTTGGTGCAGTGCGCTGCAACTGGTTCAGCGTTCCTGTTGATCCACAAGTCAGTGTTCACCCGTATCGCAGACGAGTACGGTGCTTCATGGTATTCGCCGATCTTCAACCACACGACGAACACATGGATCTCTGAGGATCTGTCGTTGTGTACCCGTGCGAACTCTTTGGAGATTCCTGTGCATGTCCACACTGGGATCAAGACAACTCATCTGAAACATCTGTGGTTGGATGAGCGTATCTATGACCGGTTGGAGTCGATCCCCGGTGCGTGACATCGCAGTGATCGTTCCAGTGATGCGACGACCCCAAAACGTGGATCAGCTCGTCAGTTCGTTGCACGCCACCACAGATCGTGCCGACATCTACTTCATCGTGGATCATGACGATGAGGCAGAGATGGAAGCAGTGATGGCCAACCCTGACTGTGAGATGGTTGTGAACTATTCGCAGTCACGGACGTTCGCCACGAAATGCAATCTTGGCTATCGGGAGACAGATGAGCCGTGGTGTCTATTCATTGGTGACGATGTGCAGTTTCATTCGGGTTGGGCTGAGGAAGCGTTGGAGGTTGGCAGGTCAGGTGCGTTCGTGTCCACGAACGATTTGGGCAACAGGTCAGTGATGCAAGGCAGTCATGCCACTCATCCGATGATTGCTCGTTGGTGGCTGGATTCACATGGTGCGTCGTGGGATGGTCCCGGCACTGTCTGTCATGAAGGTTACGGTCACTGGTATGTGGACAACGAGTGGACTGCTGTTGCCCGTAACGCTGGCCAGTTTCGGTTTGCTGAGAAAGCCGTCATTGAGCATCTACATCCAATCTTCAACAAAGGTGTTGATGACGAGGTGTATCGGGTAGGTCAGGCAACCACCGGACTTGATCGCCAGTTGTGGGCAGGTCGATCTGCACGGTTCAGTTGATGTTTCTGATTCATGCACCGAAGCCGTACACCCACAGGTCCGGTGGTGTGCGTGCTCTCTATCGGTTAGGTGCCGAACTTTTAGATCGTGGATTTCGGGTCGGTGTGATGGGGATGGGTTCTCCTCGTCGTCACGATGTCGCACCGTTTGACTTAGAGAACGGGGACTCGTGGTCACCTGATGTGCAGGGTGATGCGGTGCATGTATTTCCTGAGATTGTTGCGACGAAAGAGTTGCAGTTTGCGAAGTGTGTTCGATGGTTGCTGAATCATGAACGTCACACGCCACGCAAAGATGAGTTGCAGTTTGTGTGGACACCAGATTTGAAACCCGGTGTGCAACGATTGACAGTTGACATCATTGAACGTGACGTGTTCTATCCGAAATCTGTTGAGGGTGATCGTGTGGTTTGGTATGGAGGCAAGGGTGCGAGGTTGGCTCGGGATGTTCCGGCTGGTGCTGTTCAGATCACTAACGGTTGGCCAGAAGGTCGAAACGAGATGGGTGATCTGTTGCGGTCTGCGACCCGGCTGATCTCATTTGATGGGTTCTCGTCGTTGAATGTGGAGGCGACGTTATGTGGGACTCCTGTGTTGATTCCAGATGTTGCTGATGCTCGCAGGGTGACAGATCCGTTGTTTCGTGGGTTCGGGTTGGCGTTCGGTGAGGGCGAGTGGGATTGGGCTGTTCAGACGGTCGGGTTGGCGTTCGATGATTATGAACAATCTCGTTGTCAGATGGGGGAGTTGGTTGACGGGTTTGTTGATTCGTGCGAGTTCCAGTTCGGTGGTTTGGTGTAGATTGTCGGGCAGGACTGTGAGGTAACTGATGGCGCATCTAACTGATCGGCTTGTGACCGAAGATGATCTGAAAGAGATTCTTGGGATCGCTGCCGCTGACACGACTGACGACAACCGGTTGACGATGGCTGCTGATTCGGCAACCCAAATGATTCAAGCGTATTGCAACCGTCATTTCGTGCAACAGGATTCGGTGAGCGCACGAACCTATGTGGCGTCCACCCCGTGGCTGTTGGAAGTTGACGACATTTCCACTGCCACCGGTTTGATCGTGAAAACCGATGAGGATGAGGACGGGGTGTTTGAAACGACATGGGCATCAACCGACTACCAGTTGGAACCGTTGAACGGAAAGTTGGGTGGACAGAACTGGCCGTACACCCGGATTCGTGCGATCAAATCTCGTGAGTTCCCGTTCGATTACGGTCAAGCGTTGGTGCAGGTGACAGCCCGTTGGGGTTGGGCAAACCCCGATGCGATTGCCGACTATGTTCCGCATCCGGTGGAGCAGGCTGCACAGATTCAAGGTGTGTCGATCTTCAAGT